AAATAGATTTGATTTACATATTGTCTTTTAATAGAAAAACTTACTAGGACAAATTGGATTTTTTTATTATATAATATAAAAACCCAAAACATCCCGTGACTTCTTGATACAATACAATGAGGAATATATTAGGCACGTTAACTTTTTATTTTAAGCATATTGAAAAGTAAAAAAATTTAATGTATATGTTTGTAGTTGTATTATATTCACATTATCAAAATATGCTACTAAAGAACCTGATTTATTAAGTTGTAAAGTTCCATATGTTAAAACGCCTGTCGAATTTTGTATAAAATACGCAAATGAAGAAGATGATATAATAGGATGTAATGCAACATCATTTAATAAAGTAATTTCTAAAGTTCCAGAATATGTATTACTAAAAACAATTTCTGTTGAATTTATATTTTCATTATTTGGATTTTGAAAATATAATGAACCTACAAAAACAGTATATAAATTAACAATTTGAAAATCTGAAGTAGTAACGGCGGTTAATCCATTATTACAATATAAAATAGTAGAGGTTGTAATTGGATAAATTGTTTGTCTTGGTTCTGGTGAATTACCTAAATAAGCGGTGGTTTGTTGTGAATTGTCGCTGAAAATTATTTTAGATAAATTTAAATTATTAAATTGAAAATCCGTGTCAAATATTGTTTTTGATGCCATAATATATAATATAAATATATAAAAAAAATATAATATATTTATATATTATATATATAATGAGTTATAATACTGGAATTAATCAAAGAGTAAAAGAACAAGAATTTTTTAATAATACAACGGCACAAGACCAATCAGTAAGTGAAACAAACGGTTCTTTAATAGCAAATTTAACATATGTAAAAAATTATTTTGCTTCTGCTATAACTAATTTTCTGCCTGTAAATAATCCAAATTTTACTGGTTCTTTAACATCTTCAAGTGGTGGAAATATTACATTAAGTAATCCATTCAGTTTTTTATCTGTTCCTGTTTTAACAGTTCCAACAATAAATGGAGTTTCTACTTTTTTCTCACAACCAAGAATTTCATATAGTGGTCAAGGAGTTTTTCCAGTTGAAGTAAGACAAGTAGGAGAAATAAAAATATCAGTTTCATCAGTAGCACCAGTTAATTATTTAATTTGTCATGGACAAGCAATAAGTACGACAACATATTCATCTTTATTTTCTGTTATTGGTTATTATTATGGTGGTAGTGGTACTCTTTTTAATTTACCTAATTTTCAAAATGCTTTTCCACTTGGTGGTAATGGTTCAGGTGTTCCATCAAATTTAGCACAAAGTAATTATCAATCAGGAGCAGGACAATCAGGAGCAACAAATAATTATGTTTATCAAAGTAAATGGGGCGGTGGTGGTACTGAATTAACCCCTTCTATGATTCTTGAATATGTACCGCCACATAGTCATTCTGTCATAGATGGGGGGCATGACCACACTATTACAATGAATATATCCGCACCATCAACAATAACGCCAGTAGGTGTTCAACAATATTTATATTCTGATGAAGGGTCATTATATTATACTAATCCAGCATATACAAATATAGGGATAAATTCCTATGGTGATAATATTCAATCAATAGACCCAATAAGTAATTTAAGTGGTGTTAATATAACTCCTCCTTTTGTAGCAGTTAATTATTTTATATGCTATCAATAAAATAAATTTAAAATTATATAAAAACACATATAAATTTTTTTAAAGAAAAAAATATATAAAAAATTTAATTTATTATATAAAATTTTTATATATATATATTATATATATAATATGAGTGATAAAACTATTTTCAATCAAGATTTAACTTTAAACAGTTTAACAATTAATAATGCTATTGATTCTAATGCTTCTGGATATGTTCCAAAATCTACAACAGTTAGTAATGGTCAAATAAATACAAGCAATATAATAACTAATTCTGTTTATTTAACTGGTCCTAATGTTGTAGGAAATCCATCAGTTCAGGCAGCGGGCTCTAATATTTATTTAATTACTCAATCAGGTGGTGGTGTTGTTTTAGAAACTCCTTCATCCGCCGTCACCTTATCTTGTCCTACACAAAATGTTTTACAAGTTCAAGAAGTAAATACAAATACTCTTCTTCTTGGTAGTTCTGGCTCTCAGGTTTCTTTAACAGCACCATCACAAAATAACCTCTCATTTTTTGGACAATTAGATTGTAATAATATTAATATCGCATCTGGTGGAAATATTACATCACCTTCTTTAACAACTACTAATATCACTAATGTATATTTTGGAGTATCTCAAAATAATAGTGTTTCTGTTCCTGCAAATGGTGGGACTGCAGATATTACGCTAAGTAGTATCCCTTTTGGTTCTAGTGCTACAACAAGTGCTATAGCATCTATAAATGCTACTGGAAGTTTCGCATCTGGGGTATTTGTTTCTAATGTACAAATAACAGCAGGGGCGACAACTAATTTAGTTATCCAATTAGTTAATACCACAGGGGCATCGATTACTGTCTATAATGTATCATATATTCTATTTAATGGCAACGGTTTTGGAGGAATATAAATTTAATTTTAATTTAAAAAAAAGTATTTAAAAAAATATCTATATTATATTATATATAGAATGAATATTAATATTGATGAAATTCAAAAAGGATATGAAAAATACTTAAAGATAAAACAAAGAACAAATGAATGTTCTAAAAAATGGATAAAGGAACATCCAGAAAATGCTAAGAAAAATAATAAAACATATTATAATAAAATTAAAGAAGAACAACCAGAAAAATATAAAGAGATGTTAAAAAAGAAGGTTGAACAAAAAAGAATTAGAGAAAATAAAAGAATTCTTGTAGAACCTGTTGAAGTTATTGAAATTAAAGAAGATGAATTACATCCAACATTACAGAATTTATATTTTTAAAAACATATAGAAATATTTTTATTTAAAAAATTATTATATATTATATATTATATATAATAATGGAATTAGTCAAAATAGTAGAAGCAGTTGAAATACAACGAAAAAGACTTGAACAAATGAAAACTGTTCAAGATGAAGGTTTTGAACTATTTAAAAAAAAGAATATTGATTATGGTGATGCTTTTGCTCAATATGGTGTAATAGGTGTATTAATGAGAATTGAAGATAAATTAAAACGTTCAATGAGTATAACAAAAAATGGCGTAAATTTGATTAATGATGAAGGCATCAGGGATACTTTAATAGATTTACATAATTATTCAGCGATGGCTATATTACTTTTAGATGAATAATTTTATAAATAAAAAAACATATAGAATATTTAATTTTTAATTAAAAATAATTTTAATTAAAACTATTTAAAAATAAAATCTAATTATATATTATATATAATATGGAATATCAAATATATAGAATTGAAAATTATGCAAAAGCACCATTGACTAAATTTGACGAATTCAGAAGGACACTAACTATAGATGAAATATGTAAATTACTTGAAACTGACGGATATTATAATGAACGAGTATATAATAATGATTTACACGGAAACGCCGACTCAGTAACTAAAATATTTTTTGATATTGAACAAGTAGATTTAAAAATTGAAACTGTATTAGATTGTATATTAGAAATTTTTAAAAATTTAGGTTTAGAACTTAAAAAAAGAGAAATAAAATATACAATTAATGATAAAAAAATTGATAAAAAAACTAAAGTTAAAATTGATTCTTATCATGTAACTATACCAAGATATTATGCAACATTACCAAATCTTAAATATTTTGTTAATGAATTTAAAAAATATAATATTGAAATTGATGAATCAGTGTATAATACTATATGGTTTAGATTACCTAATCAATCGGGAATGAGTAACGGGAAAAGAAAAGAACCACATAAAATTGTAAATGGAAAAATTAAAGATTTTGTTGTTCATTATGTTGATAAAACAAACTCAAAAAATATAAATAAGTTTTTAACTATAGAAAAAATAGAAAAAGTAAAAAAAGAAAAAGTAAAAAAAGAAAATGTACAAGTACATGAAACAATAACACCATCAAATATTGAAGATTTAGATTTATTATTAGCTGGTTTGACTGTAGAATGGATAAATAATTATTTAAATTGGATTCATCTTGGCAAATTTTTATTTAATATTGGTTCAACAGTTGAAAAATATATAGAAATAACTAAAAGGAGTCCAAAATTCGAGGATGAGCAATACGTTATAAATAAATGGGCAAGTTTCAAAAAAAATACTTATACTATCAAGTCTTTGTGGTATTGGGTCAAACAATGTAATATTAAATATTATAGTTATATTGTTAAAAATAAAAATGAAGAAAAAGAAAAAGAAAGAATTAATTTAATTAAAATTGATAAAAAATATTTAACTATTGAAGATAAAAATAAAAAATTAGAAATTGATGATGATTTAGTTAAATATTTTGATGATTTATTGATAAATAATAAATACAAATCTATTAATATTAAATCACCTTATGGTTCATCAAAGACACAATTAATTCATAGAGTAATTGAAAAATATCAACCTAAAAAAATATTATGGTTATCATTTAGAAAAACTTTATCCGATGATATTATAAAAAACTTTAAAGATTTAAATTTTGAAGATTATAGAAATAATAAATTAGATTCTGATAGATTAATTATACAGTTAGAAAGTTTATTAAAATTAGAAGATATAGAAGAGGATGAAGAAATAAACGGAGAATTTTATAAAATTGTTCATCAATATGATTTGATAATGTTAGATGAAATAGAAAGCTTATTGAATCAATTTAATAGTGAATCTACATTTTCAGGAAAAGCACGACGAACTTTTGAATATTTAGAACAATTATTGAAAAAATGTACTAATATTATTAGTTTAGATGGTGATTTGGAAAATAGAAGTTATCATTTTTTAAATCATTTTGAAAGATGTTTAAATATTGAAAATCTTAATAAAAGAAATGATAAAACTTTATATTTTACTGATGAATTAAATGAATTTGAAGATGAAATATATGATTTATTATCATCAAATAAAAAAATAGCAATAGCAAGCATGACAAGTCAAAAAGCAGAACATTATTATAAATGGATAAAAAATAAATTTCCAGATTTAAAAATTGGAATTTATACGGGTTCTGATAATACTAATAGAAAAGATTTAAAAAATGTTGATACTGAATGGATTAAAAAAGACGTCGTTATTTATAGTCCTACTATAACCGCTGGGGTAAGTTTTAATATTGAAAATCATTTTTATAAAATTTTTAGTGTTATTAGTTGCGGGTCATGTTGTCAAAGAGATTTTTTACAAATGTTAGCAAGAATCAGAAACCCAATAGAAAATAAAATAACAGTTTTAAATGATGGAATAAACGGCAAATTAAAATGTTTTTTTACTTTTGATGAAGTTAAAAAATCAATGGTAGAAACAAGAAAATTAAAAGTCATTTATAAAGATGGTAAGAGTAAAATAGATTTAGATTTAAGTCTATTTGATATTAATTCTATATTTAATGATGTAGAAAAATTAAATAAAATCGAACCTTTATTTTTAGAATATTTATATAAATTAGCAACTGAAAAAGGTTATAAAATTCAACATTCAGAATATTATGAAGTTATAGGATTAGCAATTTTTGAACAAATAATACACAATAAAGAACAAAACAAAGAACGTAAAGAATTTGAAAAAACATTACAAAGTAAAAAGGATAAGTTAATAAGTGCCGATATCATAAACACATCAGAATTAGGAGAATTACTAAAGAAACAAAATAAACAAGAAGAAGATGTAGAAGAGCATTTTAAAATTAATAAAAGCGTATTGGAAAAACAAATAGGATTAAAATTTGAAATTAATAACCCGTTGACTGAAGAACTTATCAAATGTTATTATAATTGTCCATCGTCAATTAAAAATTTTAGTTATTTAATTGATGAAGATAATATTAAAGATATTGATGATAATTTTACAGAAAATAAAAGAAAACAAGTATTTTTAATTAAAGAATTTTTTAAAGATGTCGGAATTGAAGACGTGTACGATGATGTAGTTTTTACCTATCAACAATTTACTGAAAAACTTAAAAATAAAAATATTTTCAAAAAAGAAAATCAAATAGTATTTCATACGGGTAAAAAAGCATTTAATTATACATCAGTAAAAGAAAAATATATTAATACAATCTTAAAAAATTATAAATTAACTTTTAAAATAAGTTATAATGGACAGCGTATTGAAGAAAATAAAATTTATACTTTTACTAGATTACATCATATTGAAGAAATAATTTATTATAAAAAAGAAAAGAACCAAATTAAAGATAAATTTGATTTAGTTCAAAAACCAAGTCAGTTAATTTTTGAACAATTCTACGAAAAACCAAAACCAAAAGAAGAAGAAAACAATGATTATCATTTTGGAGAAAATCCACTAGATGCTGGCGTTATGCAAATTAAAGAACCAGAACCAGAAATTAAAAAAAATAATGTTGAAGTTGCGAAAGGTTCTAAAGCATATAAAAAGAAACATTGTAAGAATTTCTTTTTTTAATTAGTTATTAGTCTGTTATACTTTAATAAAACCCAAAATAGATTTACTTTACATATTGTCTTTTTATAGAAAAACTTACTAGGACTTTTCGGATTTTTATTTTATATAATATTTAATACCCAAAACATCCCGTGACTTCTTGCTAATATATAATGAGGAATATGTTAGGCGTATTAACTTTCCATTTTTAAAAATATATTTTTTACTTATAAAGAATAATATAGATTATTTTTTATTTTTTATCTTACGATTATTTAAAAATTGTAATATTTTAGATTTTGCTTTATATGAAGGATTTTGAAAACCAGTATGTCCTCTAACATCTGCAGTATTTTGTAAATCTTCAAATAAATTTTCAAATTCTTTATTTTTTGATAATTTTTTAATAATTTCGGGGTTTTTTTTACTTATAAAAGTCTTCATTATAGTATATTTATTTAATTCATTATTTTTTAAAAAATAATTTCTAAACATTGCATCATTTGCTATATTATTTGAAAATAACATTAGTTTAACTTTATCAACTTTTATATTTTGTTTTAATAAAAGAGGATATATTAATAATTTTACAAAATCAGAATAATCTATAGTAACATGTGAATTTGATTTTTTATCAAACCAGTTTTTAATATATTCATATGTATTATATGTTATATTAAGTTCATTTTGAAATTTTTCCATTTCTTTAACAGTGTACATATTATTAACTATATTAAACATTTCATTATATATAATCGCCATTATCTGATTATGTATACTATTGTCTGTTTCAGCTGGTTCTTTAATTTCTAAATAATCTTCTAAATAATAATCTTCATTTTCATTTTCTTCTTCTATTTCACTTTCAATTTCGCTTTCAATTTCTTCTTGTTTTGCTTTTTTTGGTAATTGAGACAGTGCATATTTTAATTTTTCTTTAGTTATTAATTTCTTTTTTGGTAATTCTTCTAATCTTTTTTTAATCATTTTTAATTTCTTTTGTCTTACTTTAACATCATTATAATCTTCTACGTCGCCGTCTTCTATTATTTCAGGATGTAAAATATGTTCATCTTTTTGTAATGTGATTGATGGAATGCCTAAACGCTTTGTTATTGCATTATTTTTTGTTAATGATTGTACTATAGAAACTGAACCATTTTTACCAATAAATAACTGATTACTTGGTACTTTAATCGTTATTGTGTGAAATAAAGTTTTTTTCATAATATATTATATAATATTATATCATATATTTATTTTTTTATAATGTAATATTATACATGCCAATACCAATAAATAAAGATTTATATGAATATGTTAAGCGATATGCTGATAAAATCTATAAACATAATTCAGCGTATAAAAGTATGTACATTCAAAAATTGTATAAACGTTTGGGTGGAACTTATAAAGATGACGGCTCAGAACGTAAATTAAAAAGATGGATGGATGAAAAATGGGTCGACATTGGTAATAGAGAGTATCCTGTATATCGCCCTACGATTAAAATATCCGAGTCTACGCCATTATTGGTAAATGAAATAGATAAAAAAGATTTGAGAAATAAAATAGAACAAAAACAAATAATAAAAGGTTTTAAAAACTTACAACCTTTTAAACATAAATCTTACTAGGACAAATTAGTTTTTTAAATTATATATAATATTAATATCCAAAACATCCCGTGACTTTTCAGACTATAAAATAATAAAATGTAAATCTATATTATATGAGTGATTCTTGGATTAATACTTTCGATGGAATTTTTTTTGTAACTATTTCTACATTAGTATGTGGTTCATTTGGTTTAGTCGTTAGATATTGTCTAAAAAGTAAATGTGATGAAGTAAATTTATGTTATGGATTAATAAAAGTACATCGTGATATAAAAGCAGAACTAGAATTAGAAGAAAAAGAAATTGAGGCGGGTTTAGATGATGACTCTGATAAGACTAAAAACTAATACAATACAGCAATTTAATAAAACTACTTTATTTAATTTCTTTTCTTGTTCATCTATAATATGTTTGAATTCATAATATTGATAAACACAACACTGATTGCATGGAAAATTTAACATTATATATATTGTATTTATAAAAAATATTTTTAATTTCCTTATAATATATGTATATAAAACGAAAAAGTATACACGTGTATAATGTTTTAAGATATAGTGACTTTTTGTCTTAAGATGTTATTAAAACTTGAAAAACTTAAAAAAAAGAAACCAGTCCCAGTTAATATTATACAAGAGAGTATTAATTATTGGCGTAAAATTGGTTATATTTAACAATAAATTTTAAAAATAAGGGGCGAATTTATCTATTCTAGATATTTCTAGATAAATAATTAGATATTTACTATAGAATATCTACTAAGTAGATAAATTTATATATTTAACAGTAAATATTTATAAATATTTACATATACATATCTATTATATATCTACTTAGTAGATATTTCCAGTAAATTATATAGATTTATCTAAATCTAGATAAATATATTATTAAATATCAAGACTTAGATATTAATTTTACTATTAGTTATATGTATTTGTGTTTTATAATGTTTTAAAATATTATTTTTACCTACTTCTTTTTTACAACAATTACAATATATCATTTTTTTATTATTTTCTTTAATTTTATCTTTATTAGTTTCATAATATTCTTTTTGCATATCTTTTCTTTAAATATATTTTTATTAAAATAAAAATATATTATATAATAATAAAAATAAAAATATAATATATAATTATATATATATAATGTTAGAAGAATCCCCAGATGTTTTTTATGTAGATGTTTTAGTCAATAATATTAATTCAAATTATAATATATCTACAACCCCTGCTGAATATAATGAAACTCGTACAATCCCATGGTTATACAATCCTGATAAGTATTACGGTGCTATAGTTCAATTCAATATTCAAAATACAAATACACCAGTGATTGAAGTTCCTATAGTTCCAAGTCAAGGAAATATAAATTTAACAATATACGATTTAGTTTTAGAATATAACGGAACTGAAATATACCAATCAGTTATTTATAGTCCTCAAAATAAAACCGCAACAATACCATTAGCACCAAATCAATATCCTAATGGATATCAAGAAAATGATTCAAATTATTATTCTGTATATTCATATAATTATTTTTGTAGTCTTGTTAATAATGCTTTTGAATCTGCTTATAATCAATTACAAATAGCATTTCCAATATTACCAAATAATCAACAACCATTTATAAAATATAATCCAGAAACACAATTATTTTCTATTACATGTGATAATGCTTTATATAATCAAGATGTGGCAATAACACCAATAAATATATATTTCAATGGTGCTTTATTACATTTATATTCTTTTTTACCATCCTTAACTGTAAAATTAAATAATCAAGCATATGAACAATTATTAATAAATAATACTACATCAATAATTAATAATAATGTTTTAATATTTACTCAAGAATTACAAAGTATAAATTTATGGTCTCAAATTACATCTTTAGTAATTACAACACAAACAATACCAATAATGAGAAGTCAAACTTTCTCACCAGCATTATATTATAGTGGTATTCTTGAACCATCAAATTATAATAGTCAAACACAATCTATATTATTAGAATATTCTGTTAATGATTCAATATATACAAGAAATATTGTATATAATCCAACAGCACAATATAAAATTTTTGAATTAGACGGACACAATCCACTTTATAATTTAGATTTAAAATTTTATTATAGAAGTACATTCGGTTATATGAGCCCTATATATTTAAATAGTGGTTCTGCCCTTTCTGTTAAAATAGGATTTTTTAAAAAGTCTAAATTTTCTAATCTAAAGAATATAAATTAAATATATAAATTAAATATTTTTCAAAAAAAAAATATATATATTAATTATATATAACATGTCTCACGAAATTAAAGCAATTAATATTGTTGATTCCCGTATAAACGATTTAACCAATGATATGACGTTTGGTGTATTTGATTCCGCATCTCAGAGTACTTATCAGCAGTTCCCTTTTAATTCGGCGTCTAATTCCAATCTAACAGCGAATATACAAATTCCATCGGAGGCGATTGTTTCAGATGCTAGAGTTTTATTAAAATCAGATTTAAATTTAACTATTACTTGTGGTAATGTTCCAGCAACTAAACAAGCATTTCAATATGGATTAACTGATAGTTTAAATAGTTATCCGCTTCAATCCCTTTTTACAACTGCTCAAGTCACTATAAATAATGCTACATCATCAACAAATTATCAAGATGTATTACCTTTTTTAAAATTACTTGAAGATAGTAAAAATTCTGATAAAATAAATTCTACTTCTCCTGATTATGTAAATGAATTCTGGGGTTTATATTCCGATGCTATATTAACTAATTCCAATCCTATGGCATCTTATAATGAAGCATCTTATGATAATTCTAGAATACCAAATGGTGCTTATCCTGCTACTATTACAGTAAATCATTATATTGCGGGTGTTTATACTGATTCAAGTTTAATTTCAACTGCTACCACTGATACATGGATAATTTACGTAACATTTAAAGGGTTAACTGAACCATTTTTAGGACTGTCGCCTTTTGCCAATAAAGACTTCAATAAGGCTGGTTTATTAGGAACGAACAATATCGCAATGACACTGAATATAGATAATGCTTGTAAAAAAATTTGGGCATCTGGTAATTCTTATGTAAATAATGCGGGTAATGGTTTAGCATCTTATATTACTAATATTACTTTAGGTAATCCATCATCAAATAATCTAGGATTTACTAATTCTAAACTAATGTTCAATTTTTTAACTCTTTCAGATTTACAATATTCTAAAGTTTCTACTCGTTCAATTACTGGTTATTCAGATTATAGTAGATATATCAGTCCTGCGTCATCTTCGCCCGTTGTTCCTGCTGGTGGTTCAGGAAGCGTAACCTTCCAAAACATACAACTCAATCAAATTCCGAATTTACTTGTTTTCGCACTGAGAGTTCCAATTTCTCAGCAAAATTGGGCATATAGCGACTCATTCCTTAAATTAAATAGTGTTAGTATAACTCTAAACAATCAAAGTGGGTTAATATCATCAGCTTTAGTAGAAAATCTGTATAATATGAGTGTTGATTCTGGAAGTCATCAATCATTCTATTCTTTTGGTGGAAGAGCCAATGCTATACAGAATGGTGTAGCCGTTACAATTCCGACCATTGGTTCCATGATTACCATCAACCCTTCTAAATATCTCAGTTTAAATCCTTTATTAAGTAATAGCTCAATTGGTCAATTCAATTTGCAGATTACAATTACATCATTTGAAAATCAATTTCCATTTTCAATTCAACCAGAGGGGATAATCATGTGCTTAAATTCAGGTTATTTCGTAAGTGAAACAGGAAGTAGTAGCATTTTTACTGCTGTACTTGATAGACAAATGGTTCTTGATGCTAAACAACAAGAACATCATAATATTATTGATGAAGAATTATATAAACGAACAGTTGGAGGAAAATTACATCATGGATTCGCTGGAATTTCTAAATTTTTTAGAAATATGAAACCTCATCACATGATTCATAAAGCATTAGGAATGGGCGGAGAAGATGAAGAAGGAGGCAAACATCACAAAAAACATCACATGTCTAAATCAAGATTAAGTAAATTATTAAGATAAAAATATATAAAATTATTATTTAATTATTTTTTTAATTATTTTTTATATGTATAATATATATATATAAAAATGTCAATGTTGTCAAATCAAAAAATTATTAATGAACTGAAAGATATTACTGATAGTTTTATTAAAACACGACCAGAAATGGATATGAATGCTTTTGTATCATCACAAAAAGAACCTTATAATTTAGGAGATAGAAGAGGTAATCATCCTATTAATTTTTTAAAAGGTGGCGGTAGTCCATCATTTCAAAAACATCCATTAGGATATGGTAGTATTAATGGTAATACTTTACACCCTGACCCGTTATATTCTGGTGTTGTTTATAGACCAATTTTAAATAGAGGAGGTGCCATGTTAGGTGAAAATATGCCATTAGAAGGAGGTGATTATAGTTCATCAGAATATTCTGATAGTGAATGTGAAACTGAAAGTGAATGTGAAGGTGGTGATTTAATGAGTGAATCAAGTGAAGGTGAATTTTCAAGTGATGATGAAGGAGAAATTGGGGGTGGTGTTTATGATAAATATATTAAACCTGCTGGTAAAGCATTGGGGAATACACTTTATGATGTTGGAAAATTTGCGTTTAATGATGTAGTTGTTCCAGTTGGTAAAGAATTATTAAAAAAAGCAATAATGGGAGCAATAATGGGAGCAGGACATCCAAGAGTTTATGGTGGCATGTTAACAGGAACTAAAGAAGAATTTTATCATATATTAAAAAAAATAGAACCACATTTTAAATTATCAAGAAAACATACTAAAAATGATTTAAGAAATGAAGTATATAAACATCTTGAATCTACAATGTCTAAAAAAGATTTAGAAACATTACATTATTTAGATACATTGGCAAGTTATGATGTTAATCCTAATCAAGAATACGGAATGGCAAAATCTGAAGGTGGTTTGAATGGAAAAAAAGCAGAATTACAGCAAATATTAAAAAAAATGTATCCTAATATAGATTTTAATAAATTAACAAAAAAACAAATAGTAGAAAAAATAACTCATCATGTTAGTACAGCAAAAGCAAGTGATTTAATTATAAAACAAGAAAAACAAAGAAATAAAATTGATAAAAAATTAAAAGAACAAGATGAAGAAATAAATTTTAAATTACAAAATTTATTACCCCTTGGAACATCTAAACAAAAATTAATGAATGATGAAGAATTTGATGAAGAGGTTGAATTTATACATCCTGAAGAACCAAAGAAAAAAAAAGGTAGACCTAAGAAAGAAAAAGTAATTAAAGAAAAAAAACCAAGAGGGAGACCCGAGAAAGAAAAAGTAATTAAAGAAAAAAAACCAAGAGGGAGACCCAAGAAAGAAAAAGTAATTAAAGAAAAAAAACCAAGAGGGCGACCTGTGAAACAAAAAGAAATAAAAGAATTAGATAATATTTTTAATGAAATTTTAGATAAAAAAAAACCTAAAAAAACTAAAAAAGTTAAAAGTGAAAAAATTGAAAAATTAATAGGAAATAAAAAAGGTAATAGGGCACGCGGTGATATTGTCGCTGAAATCATGAAAAAACAAGGTCTGTCATTATCACAGGCGAGTAAATACGTTAAAGAACATAATTTATATTAATTTATGATTTAACCATTCTACATTTTTTTGTATTGATGGATAAGCACCCCATAAAATATAAGCACTTAATAACGAAGGACTCATAATCATATTTTTGATTAAATGTCTTTCAGTTTTATTTTCATAATGTCTCATCCAATAATTAAGACGCTTCTTAATGTCTTTATGGTCAATATAAGTTGAACCGTATGAACCGTCATCATTTTTTAATCCAAAATCTACAAATGAACCATCTTCTAAATATGCTCTTAATCGTTTATGTTTAATAGGTGATTGTTCTATTCTTATTATTTTCATATTATAATAAGAATATATTTTTTTTTTAAAATTATTGTTTATATAAATATTGCTGTATTTGATTTAATGAAATTAAATACATTTTTGAACGCCAACCATCGCCCCCGTTGACTTGTCGATTATATTTTTTATCATTTAACATTTGTCTTAAATCTTTAGTTGGTATTAAATATAAATCAAATAATTCTGATGATTTTATTATAAAATATGCGTAAATATCTGCCTGTGTTGATGTAATTCCCGATGGTTTATCATTACACATATATTCAATAGCAATATTATTCGTATTTATTGCTCGTCTATCAGATTTTACTTCATATTTAGTTACAATACCATCTTTAGTAATTGTAAAATCATATTCTTTACAATATCCGCACTGATGAGTGAAAGAATCATACGGTAACATTTCTAAAAGTTTTTTTTCATATTTTTGACCTAATTTCAAATCAGTAATAAACATTGTATATAATAGAATTAGATATTATTTTTTCTTATTAAACTTAATATAGAATTAAATTAATCTATATATTTTTATTTCCTTATAATATATTTAATGAAATATTTATTTTTAAAAAATCGAAAGTTAATACGCCTAATATATTCCTCATTATATTGTATCAAGAAGTCACGGGATGTTTTGGGTATTAAATATTATATAAAATAAAAATCCGAAAAGTCCTAGTAAGTTTTTCTATTTAAAGCTAATATGTAAAGTAAATAAGTTTTTAGGTTTTAATTTTTTAATTTATATACTAATAATATATATATTATGACAAATTACATGGTAAGTTCTGATGATTTAAAAAATATATTAGGACAAGATTTGCGAATAATTAAATTTCAAGATTTACGACAATATAATAATATATATGAATTATTACCAAAAGAAAAAGATTATATTGTTGTATTTTTCACTGATGATATAAAAAATGATGTAAATATAGGACATTGGACTTGTTTAACACGTTATAAGAATTATTTTGAATTTTTTGATAGTTACGGATTAAAAGAAGAAGATGAATTAAAATTTATTTCAAAAGAAAAAAGAAAATTATATGGAGAAAGTATTGATTATTTATATAATTTATTAAAACCTGTTAAATATTCAAATAATAAATACGATTATCAACAATGGGACGATAATATAAGCACATGCGGGCGTTTTGTAATTTTAAAAATTTATACATTTCAAAACGGTTATCATACTAACAAAGAATTTCATAATATAATGAAAAGAAAAGTAAAAAAATTTAATGATAATTATGATTTACTAAGTGTATATTATACAAGTTAAATTAAAATATATAAAATATATATTTTTATATAAAATAAATATCTAAATATATTATATATATATATATAATGAGTAAAAGACAAATTAGTGATACATCAAAAAGCATATATTCAAAAAATGTTTCAAGATTAAATGATGGAAATGAAATTAAAAATTACAACTTTTTAAAGAAAACAGAAAATATAATGAGTAAAATAAATCATTTAAAACCAAATTCACAAAGAACATATTTAATAAGTATTGTATCAACAATCAAAGGTTTAAAAGGTTTTGATAAAGAATTTAAAATTTATTATGAAAAGATGATGGAATTGAATAAAGAATTAAAAGTAAATAATACTAAATCTGATGTACAGGCGGAAAATTGGATTAGTCAAGATAAAGTAAAAGAAACATTTGATGAATATTATAAAAAAGTTGAACCATTATTAAAATTAAAAAAAGTAAATGAGAAAGAATGGGATGATATATTAGATTTTGTCGTTTTAAGTTTATATGTTGTAAATGAACCCAGGAGACTAAAAGACTATCAATTGATGCGTGTAATAAAATCATCTAAAGATTTGACGGAAGATTATAAAAATTTTAATTATTATTTACCTGTTAATTGTAAATTTTTATTTTATAACTATAAGACCAAGGGTACATATCAATTACAAGAAATTAATGTAAATGAATTATTACAAAATATATTATTACAATATTTAAAATTACACCCTTTAAGAAAAGAAAAGAATTTCTTTTTACTCGTAGATTATAACGGTGAAGAATTAAAACAAGGTAACAGTATTACAAGAATTTTAAATAGAATTTTTGATAAAAAAATATCTGTTTCTATGCTTCGTAATATTTATTTAACAGATAAATTTCAAAAACCAATGGAAATTTTAAAAGAAACTGCTAATAATATGGGGACTTCTTCAAATGTTATATCTAATCAATACGTCAAGATTGATAATAAATAAAAAATAGATAATAAATAAAAAAAATATAAATATATATTATATAATGAATCAATTAACAATAAAAGAATTAAAAGAATTAATCTTATATAAATTTGATAAATCTACAAGGAAGACATATACTAAAAAAGAAAAAAAGAAAAATAGTAAGTTTCTTGAACCTAATTATAATAGAAAATATGAAGAAGATTTAAACAATTTAGATGATTTTAAATTAAATTTTGGTTTAGATTATATTGAACCTAAAAAGAAATTACAACATAAAATAAAAATTATTGAACCAAATGAAGAAGAAAATAATGATTGGTTTGATATTGGTTCAGGACATTCAAATGTTCAATCTGTTTTAATTCCTAAAAAATATTTTACACAAAAACAAGCAATTCAATATATTAAAAAACATTTTCAATTTAAAAAAATAGATGAAACAAAAAAATATTATAGATTTAGACAATATGAACCAAAAAAATATTCTCATTATATTTCTAAAAAACTTAGTAATGGTGTTATATTGATTATTGAATATGGCGAAATGGGCGGTTCTTTGCCAGTTAGTATAATTTATAATTCTATAAATAATGGTTATAAAAAAACAGAAGGAGAAGAAATACATAATATAGGAGATGATTATATTTTAAATACTAATTTATCATCTCATGAAATACAAGTATATGTAAATGAAAAGGAAAAAAGAATTATTATTAATTTTGTCGGAACTTATAAGGCGTTGGATTGGTTAAATAATTATCAATATGTAATGGGAAATTATAGACAAACAAGACGTTTTAGACATGCTAAAGAAACAGTTGAAAAAGTAATTAATGAATATCCATATTATCAAATTTCTTTAATTGGTCATTCTCAATCAGCGATTATAACCCGTGAAATGGGTAAAGATTATGGTAATAAAATATATGAAATAATTAATTTAAATGGTGCTAATTTAAGAGAACAATCATTACCAAATGAATATAATATTAGAAGTAGTGCAGATGTAGTTTCATTATTAACAAGAAATAATGATAGAGTAATAACAATACCAAGAGAAGGGGTTAATTTATTAAAGGAACATTCGCCGAATATATTAAATAGATTAAACCCCTCACATTTAATAGGAGTCTAATTTTTTGATATTTTTATTTTATTTTATATATATTTATATTATATATAAAATGAGTTTTTCATCTGGATGTTCTCAGCGAGTTTTAAATAATACATTTTCTAATAATACGACTGTAGAAGTAGATATAAATGTTTTAAATAGTTTATCATCTATTAATTATGTGAATTCACAAACGACAACAATAAATAATGAAATTACAACTATAAATAATGAAATAGCGACAATTAATTCAACATTAACAACTTTACAAAATGAAATAAATACTTTACAAACTGAAATAAATACATTAACAAATTCTATTGTAAGAATAACAGGAAGTTTTATAATGTCTTTAAGTTCTACCCCTCCGAATAATTCATTATATTGTGATGGTTCGTCTTATTTAGTTTCATCTTATCAAAATTTATTTAATGTTATTGGATACGCATATGGAGGAAGTGGAACGAATTTTAATGTACCAGATTTAAGAAGTAAATTTTTATTAGGTGCTAACGGTTCATTAAATAATGTACCCGCATCAAATTTAATATCAGGTAATGGAACTACTGGAGCATTAAATAATTATTATATTAGTGGTAATAGTTGGACTTATCCAGGTTCAGTTCTTCCTAATTTTTGTATTCAACAATATGTACCACAACATTATCATAATATCAATGACCCAGGACATAGTCACAGTATCGGCGATATCGCTTACGGTGGCTATGCCCCTTCTACTACTACATTTATTAATGACCAATTTACAGCAGGACAAACAACAAATTCAGGTTCAGCAGATGCCAATGTTTCTATTAATAATGTAGGGACAAATATACAACAAATTGACCCAATTTCTGGTATTTCGGGAGTCAATTACACACCACCTTTTTTTTCTGTTTTCGTATATATTAATACATAAATTTTTTATAATATAATATTATATATGTCATATAAAACAGGTATTCATCAAAATATTTTAAGTAATATTTTATATAGTAATAGTAATGTAGAAGGGAATTTATCAGGTGATAATATTTCAAGTATTGAATATGTTGATACAGAATTTCAAACAGTTCAACAAGAAGTAAATAATATTAGTTTAACATCTCAAATGAACCAATTAACAATTTTACAAAATGAAATAAATAATTTACAAAATCAATATAATATTTTATTACAAAAAAATAATCGTGTAATAGGTTCTATAATAACAACATCATTATTAATTCCACCATCTAATTATAAATTATGTAATGGAGATTTAATACCAACGTCAGATTATCCAGAATTATTTAATATAATAGGATATAATTATGGTGGTTCAGGTTTTAATTTTGCTTTACCTAATATCAATCAATATTTTATTTTAGGTGCTAATAATACAATTAATAATTCACCAGTTTCAAATTTGTTTAGTGGAAATGGTTTTTTAGGTGCTACAAATAATTATTTAAAATTTGGTAATATTTCAACTTTTCCAATTATTGATGTAATGCCTCCGCATACTCATACAATGAATAATCAACCACATTATCATATTATAGGTTATGAATTTCAACCATATGCTACAACAGGATTGACACATTATGTAAAAAGTGCTAATCAAGACGGGTCTCATTATTCTGATACAGCATTTACAAATATTAGTATGAATTCAGGAGGGCGAGATGTTCAAGAAATAGATAATATAAGTAATATAACAGGTTTGAATTATACCCCACCATTTATAAGTATTAATTTTTATATGTGTGTAAATTGAACCCATTTTTAAATAATATATAATATAGAATTTAATATTTTATAAAAAGTGAATAAGGTAATATTTATTATAATTTCTAAAAATTTTTATATAGTTTAATATTATATAAATGTCTGTTCAAACTTTATCTTCAAATGGTGAATTGAATGCACAAGGTGTACTCGCTGGTAATTTAAACAATACCCCTGCTCTTGTTGGTTTTCCTCAATCAAGTACAGGTTTAAGTCAAGGTATGTATCAACATTTAGGAATTGCTGGTGATGATACATTAATAACTAATTTTTTAAATGCCAGTGCTGATAAGGTAGGTGGTTATTCTTTTTATACTGCTAATTCAACAACTGCCCCTCAAAGATTATTGACAATGGGTTTAAATGGTCTTGAAACATCAAAAGATTTTAATATTGTTAATAATAGTATCGGTGCTTCTAATTCTTTATCATCTAATTCTTTTACAATAAGAGATTTAACAAATAGTTATGTAAATAGACAACAACCTGCTCAAATTTTATTAAATTGTGATACTACACATGCTAATATTACATTACAAAATGGAGATTATCCATATAATCAAATAACAGATAAAGATAGTAATAATTCTCAAATAACATCAACCGATTTATTATTTAATGGTGTTTCAACAAATACAAAAATATCAACTAATACCTCAAATATCGCAACTAATACCTCAAATATCGCAACTAATACCTCAAATATCGCAAGTAATACAACCGCCATTAATAATATTAATTCTCATCTTGCTCAAGTTGTTGTACCTCAATTAACTTTTTCAAGTCCTGCTATTTATGCTGATTCTACAATAATTCCATCAACAAATTCAACATATCAAAATACATATGGGGTTTTTGGTTGGTACATGAAAAATGTAAATACTGGTTCAAAATTTAATTTATATTTTCCACCTCAACCAAATATGACAGTAGCAGATTTAAAAGGTGTATATTATGAAATGTTTTCAAATTGTGTTAATTTAGGAGACATGCCGTACATCACAATTTATACTAAACCGACAGGTACTAACGATTATCGTCCGTGGTATCATTCATCATATACTATTGTTCCGTCTGTTTTACCGAGTGCTAATAGTTTTGTTCAATGTTTTGGAAATTTACAAAATTTAAGTTTTAATTCTGCTAATGTATGGGGTAATTATTCTTATAGTCCATTAATTGCTTCAACTTATCAAAATCCTAAAGGAGACTATCAACCAAATCAACAAGTTTTATTTGTTTCTCTTTCTTCTAATTCTGCTAGTGCTGTAGGTAATTTAGATTGTTCATTATTAAAATTTGGTATGATTTCAACTTTTTCAAATGAGTATCTTTTGATGTAAATTATATAAATAAATATAATTTTAAAAAATAATATATTTGTATATTATATATATAAAATGCCTAATCTTAAAAGGAAATTAAAACGACAATATGGATATGACAATTCTATTAAAAATGTTTCAAAACAAATGGAATTACAAATTATAAATAATTTTAAAAAGAAGGATGAAGGATTAATAAACGAAGATAAATATATTGCTTCTGGTGTAAAAAAACATCTTTTAACATTTGATAAAAAAGTAAAAGATAAAATTAAAAATAGTATATAAATTAATATCTAAATGTATATATTTTTTTCATTATTTTTTTATTCTCTATATATAATATAGAATAAGAATATGGCATCTTTTAATTTTGAAAATGACGGAATACCAATTGCTAAAATAAAAATAGATGGTAAGAAAAAAGATAAAATAGTATCATTAGATGAAAATAGTTCATCTACAAATAATTATAAAGAAATCATTTTAAAACCTAATCAAGGTAAATTTCAATTTATACCTGATGAAAATAAAGAACGTTTTATTGCGTATATTGTTGGTGCATCTGGTTCTGGTAAGTCGTTTTTTGCTTCTCAACTTGGAAATGAATATAAAAAAATGTTTCCTAAAAATCCAATATATTTATTATCATATTTAGATAATGATTCAAGTATTGACCAAATAAAAGGAATTAAAAGAATAAAATTAGATGATGAATTTTTAGAAACTGATTTAGATGCTGAAGACTTTCGGGACTCATTGGTTATTTGGGATGATACAGATTGTATTACTGATAAAAAGATGGTTTTAAAATTGAGGGATTTATTAGGTAAAATGTTAAATACAGGAAGACATTGTAAAAATTCAGTAATTTATTTATCACATATTGCTTGTAATGGATTACAAACTAAATCTATCCTTAATGAGACTCATAGTATTACGTTCTTTAATGCTACACTAGGCGGTAGAACAAGACAATACCTCTTAAACCAATATTTGGGACTTAATAAAGCAGAAATAGAAGCATTGGGCGATATTCAAGGAAGAGCAATTACAATTTGTAAAACTTATCCAATGGTTTTAATAGCAGAAAAAGAAATAAAATTTGTCAAGGATTTAGGTAAAAAAAAATAAGATATTAAAAGATATAATGATATATAAATATATAAAAACCGAAAATAGATTTGATTTACATATTGTCTTTTAATAGAAAAACTTACTAGGACAAATTGGATTTTTTTATTATATAATATAAAAACCCAAAACATCCCGTGAC